CAACAACCAATGATGCAACAGCAAATGCCAAAACAACCAATGATGCAACAACAACCAATGATGCAACAGCAAATGCCAAAACAACCAATGATGCAACAACAACCAATGATGCAACAGCAAATACCAAAACAACCAATGATGCAACAGCAAATGCCAAAACAACCAATGATGCAACAGCAAATGCCAAAACAACCAATGATGCAACAGCAACCAATGATGCAACAACAACCAATGATGAAACAACAAATGCCAAAACAACAAATGCTAAAACAACAAATGACAAAACAACCAATGATGCAACAACAATCGACACAATATTATGATGATACATTACAGATAAAACAAAATGAATTATTATTAAAAGAACAAGAACTACAAGAAAAAATAAATAGATATAATAAATTACTTGAACCTAGAATATTATATCTAGAAGTAGCAGATACTAATAATCAGTCTTCGTATAGTTTTCCATTTGTTCCAATAGATAATATAAATTCTATTAAATTGACTAATTATTCATTACCAAAAATTAATTTTAATATTGAAGAAAATAAAAATAATATGTTATTATTACGAAAAAATAATAATGACATCCAAATAGTAATTAAAAAAGGTTTCTATACAATTGAAAATTTAATAGACACATTAAACAGTAAAATGGATAATATTAAATTATCTCTAACATTAGAACAAACAATTAAAATAGAATCAACTGATAATGAACAATTCAATTTAATACAAACTAATTTAAGTAAATTTAATTTAGGTTTTATTAATGAATGTTCTAATAATACAAACTATACATCTGATAATATATGGGATCTTAGAATAGATAATAAGGTTTATCTATACATAACAAATTTATCAGACACAATACCTTTTGGAATATTATTCCATAACGGTGAATCAAATAGTGAATTTAAATTTGAAGAACCAATTAGCCTAAATAATCTGGATATAGTTTTTAAAGATTCAAAAGGATATGATTATAATTTCTATAATCTATCACATTCATTAAGCTTTAGTTTATCGACAAATTAAACTTATTTTGCATTTCTAAAATATACCTTTCTATTTTCATTCATAATATCATCTTTAGTTATATTATGGCTGATCTGATTAAATGTTTCACCATCTAATAATCTAATGATAAAATTAATTGAATAAACACCGCATTCAGTATCCTTATATTGTTGTTGTACTTTATTATATTGTATATCAAAATTCTTTAAATTTGCAATATACTCATTATTAAGATTATTATTATTTAATGATTTCAACACGTTATTAATATTTAATTTTTTATTAGGAAATTTTCTATTATACATATATTTAACAATACCATTTATAAATTTTTTTATTTTTTTCCTAGGTTTTTTTCCAACAGAATCAAAGAAATAAACTTGTCCCTTATTAAAATCAGCATATAGACCAACCCAATGAGATCCGCTCATATTATGAGAGTCTAAATTAATAACCATTCCAAATCTTGTTTTCCCTTTTTTCATCATATCATTAAATAATTCAGGTGTTTTTAATTCTAACACACCAACGTCTTCAAAATCATATGGTACAGCTCCAAAAAATATAAAATCTTTATATACAGAATGATATTGAACCATTACCTTATCAATATCTAATGTACTTAACCATTGATATTTTCCCTTTGGACCTTCCGGTCTTAATGTATTATTTAATATTTCATTATCATCAATATTACTAACAATCTCTTGTCTTAACCAACAAGCTTGGTCATCACATTTATTTTTTAATATGTCTGTTATTTTTTTTACTAGTTCTGTTCTTGGTAAATTAATATTTATATTCTGATTAGTTTTTTTATTGTAGTTTGATATTATTTTTTTTAATGAATCTGTTGTGAAACACGACCCATCCTTGTATTTTTTACTAGGAGCGCATTTAGTATCATCAATATTGGTAATCATTATTATATATTACATTATTTTAATATAAAAATCTAAATATTAATATATAATAATGTCTGAAGATTATACACAGAAATATCTAAAATACAAAAATAAATATTTAAAATTAAAAGAAGAATTTTTAAATAGAAATAAGCAACACGGTGGTGGAAATAATCGCGATGATCTTGACCAATTAACTGCAACACCAACTCAAACTGAAGTATATGGACGTAAATTAATAAACTCACATTTAAATAATAATTTAAAACAATTAGGTGGCGATATGCACCCTACTACTGAATCATCACATCAAACATCAACAGAATCATCGCGTCATTCATCTACAGAATCATCAACTGAATCATCCAATTCAGAATCAACATTATCATCTGATTCAAAATCGACTGAATCAACCAATACTGAATCAACTGTAGATTCAAGTCCAATTAAATCAGAAATGAATGAAACACAATCATTATCTTTATCTTCATTAAAATCTGAAAATTAATCAACAAATGATGAACATGGTTTGAATGATTTACGATGGTATTTGGTAATCCCATATTTATAGATTCCATCAATATGTTTTTTTGTTCCATACCCCATATTCTTAGATAAAGAATACATTGTATCTAATTCTGGATTTTTAGAACATAAATCTTTTATATATTCATCGTGATATTCTTTTGCAATAATTGACGCAGCCGATATTGAATAATATAATTCATCACCTTTAATTACTGAATTGACTGTATATTCTGAGTCATAAAACATATTACCCCAACCAATACCATCAATTAATAATTCGGTTGGATTGAAATCTATTTTACTTTTTAAATTATCAATCGCTCTAACCATTGCTAATTTAGTTGCCTTTAAAATATTAATACTATCTATTTCTTCAGGTTCGCTATAACCAACACCCCAAGCAGAAACATTATTTTTAATCCATTCTAGTGCAATTTTCCTTTTTTTTGCAGATAATTTTTTAGAATCAACTATTTTAATTTTTTCATCCAACACAATATTATCACCCCATATAACAGCACCTGCATACACACGACCAATTAATGGCCCACGTCCTGCTTCATCAATTCCGATTTCATTATGACTACTATGTTTAGATAACATTAATATAAATAAATTGAATAGGTTTAAATGATTTTTAAGATTTTGCACTTAATAAATTTCTGATTCCCCACGTCTGAGAACAAATAGGACAATGTTGATTTTGTGCTGATAACCAAGGTACAATACACTCTTGGTGAAATGAATGACCGCATACACCTATCACAACATTAGAATCAATACCTTTTTCATTATTATATAAACTAGGATCATTTAAACTACATCTGCAAATAGTACAATCAGTATTATTAGGTAAATTATATCCATAGGTTCCAATTATATTAATATTCTTAATAGTAAATCTAGACTCTTTTAATGACATTAATAACTTATTATTCTATGTATTAATTAATAACTTATTCAATTTTTTGGAAGACTGTTATAATACACATATTCACACAATTTTTATTTAGTTAAAGAATAGAATTTATTTTACAAATTCTATACCTAACTAACAATTTTTATAAAAATTGATTTTATTTTTATTATAATAATATTTTTTATATTTGTATGTTATATTGTTATAGTAAAATTATATTAGTTCTAACAACATTATTACACTTATGTGCATTGTATCCATCTTTATATTATAATAAAATTTATTATAATATAAGTATATTTTATAATATAGTTATTCTATTTGCAACATTATTCTCAGTATTATGGCATTTGGATGACACTAATAAAATTATAATGTATATTGATTATTTACTAGCTTTATTTTGGCTTGCATTTGATATCTATATTGCATTATTAAATTACTTTTTGCTAATTCAGGTTTTATTATTAAATTTTATAATTTTTTATCTTAATATAATGATTAAAAAAGATGTATCGTATTATATATATCATAGTATATGGCATATTATATCTAGTATCAAATGTGTATATATAGTATATTTATTTATTAATTTTCAATAAATATATTACATATTATATCATCATATATTAATACATTTAATGATTGACTCCAATTTGATACAGAGTCTGTCCTAATTATTACCAATTTATTATCATGATACATATAATCAAAATTATCTGAAAATTCAGATCTATTAAATAATACAATTGGATTGATATATTTTTTATCTAATGAGATTTCTTTTGTTTTATTAGTACTTGACCCTATTAATAATATTTCAGAATTATTAGAATTCATATAATTATTAATTATTTCAAATAAACTTTCATATTCAATATCATTCTTTATACTAATCATATAATCTATCATGTCTCTATAGATTGGATTATTCTTAAAAGTACCCATTAAGTTTCTAAAATTAGAGTTTAATGAGAAAAAATAATTAAAATCTAATAAATCGGTA